GATGGCTTCCCAAGGCTGGGGCGAAAGGCTCAAACCAGCGAGGCCGCCGAGCACGGCCAAACCGCGAAATGTGGACGGTTGTTTTAAGTGCGAGAGGAATTTATTCATGGGGGGGGAGGGAGTTTTAAGTTTTAAGAATTAAGTTTTAAGGGTCGTGGGGCGGGGACTTCTTTCTGAGGATGGCGTAGAGGGAGGCCAGGCCGACGAGGCAGCCGATGACGAGCGAGGCCACACGCAGCCACGCTTCCAGCTCCGGCAGCATGGAGACCGTGAGGCCCGTCGCCGTAGCGAGCAGGCCGGTGATCGAGGCGCTGGCTTGGTGCGTGTCCATGGTTAGCTGAGGGCGGCAGCCAGTTGCGCTCCTGTCGTTGCAACGGTCGAGCACTGCGCCAAACGGGTGGTTTCGAGGAGGTCGGTTTTGCCCTTTATGGCCGCGATGTCGCTGTTTGATGGCGCTGTGTAGGCGCTGCCCGCAAGGCGGCTGGACACTGTGCTGTCGAGGTTGGCCAGTTTGGTGGAGTTGCTGTCCATCTCCTGGCGGATCTCGATGGCTGTCGGTCCGCTTGCGCTGGTCAGTGTGCGTGCTGAGTGCGACCAGATGTCGCTCGGCGTGACGCTGGCGGGCGCGTTGGTGAGGGTATCGACAACGCCACCTGTGATGACCTTGGCCGAAGCTCCCCAGACTGCGGTGGCGTTCTGAGCGGCTGTCGGTGCGGCTGTGGTGGGGATGCTGTCCAGCTTGCCTCCGCTGCGCTCAAGGTCGCTGCGGATTGCGGCGACGAGCGAGACTTCCGAGAGGTTCTGGTTGCCGATTGCGCCGACGATGGCGTTGAGCACGGCTTGGCCGTCGGCTTCGTTGAGGAGTGAACCTTCGACAGCGGCGGCGATCTCTGCTGCTGTTGGCACGGTTGGCGCGTTGGTCAATGTGGTGACCGTGGCGAGCGTTCCTGATGGCGAAAGCCTGCTGGATATGGTCGTGTCTATGCGTTCAAGCTCAGTTGCGAGTTCGGCGCGTATCGCGGCTGGCGTTAGCACTGCTGTGCCGGAAGTGTTGTCCACTGGCACACCAAACGCCACCGATGATGCGGCAGGCACGGCGCATGAGCCTGTTAGTGCTCCCGATGCGTAGCTCACGCCGCTGCGGACATTGCTGGCGGCTGGCATGGCGGCGTTTTGCGTGGCGTCGATGAGTGTCTTAGCGCCTGCGGTGTCGCAGAAGTTGAACACAGCGACATTGGTGTTGGCTTTTTTGAGGCGGATGCCTGTGCCGCTTGTTGGCGATTGGCCGCGTGTGCCGTATTCGAGAGCTTCAATTTCAACAATGCCGAGGCCAGCGTTAGCCACACCGACTGCTGCGCTGATGCCGGTCGAGCCGGGGCCAAACCCATTCCCGACTGCGCGGGTTACAAACACATTTCCGGTTGAGGAGTTTTGAACTCCCGGCCCTGCACTTGTTCCAGTGCCGCCGATAGAGCTTCCGTTCAGCGTGACGCTTCCGGTTAAGACATTGATGATGCCGCTGGCTGTTGCGTTAGTTCCTCCGGTGCATGTTCCGGTGATGGTGACGGCTGTTGAGGTCGATGCATTTCGCACGCCCGCAGAGCCTGCCGCTGTGCCTCCAGTGACATTGCCATTTACCGTGACAGAGCCGCCTGAAGCATTGTTAATCGCTGAGACAGCACCGCCAATGACATTGCCGGATGTGACAATAATCGAGCCGTTTAGATTATTCAACACAGCATGCCCATTTCCTCCTGTCCCCCCAGTCAAATTTCCCGAAATAGTAATTGTCCCAGCGCCTGTGTTCAACACGGCTGGAGCGTCATTTCCCCCAACACAATTTCCTTGGATTTCAATCGAGCCAGAACCGGCATTTAAGACAGCAGAGCGGTAATAGGCTGTGCCACCAGTCAAGTTACCAACGATCCGTGGGCTGGCTCCTGTTCCAGAATACCCAATGCATGGGATATTGTTTGTGGACGCTTTGTTCTGCACATTTGCAGTAAGAATGACGCCGCTATTTATGACGAATGTCCCCGTGCCTGCATTGCTAACCATGTCGCAGGTTGTGTTGGCGGTAATGGTGACGGTGTGGCCGTTTGCCGCTTGGGCTTCGTCGCCAATGGTTGGCACGACGCCGCCGACCCATGTTGCTGTTGCGTTAAAATTGCCGGTGGCGGCAGATACGATGAGAGCCATTTTTTAGAGTCCTTTCGAGATGATAAATTTCTGAAGTGCTGCGCTGATTTCGGCGACGGCGGTGAGTGTTGGCTCGTCGGAGCCGGAGAGGCTACCGAGGGCGAGGTTCACGGAATGCTCTTGAGCCTGCTCTGGCTCGCCGTCTTCGACTAATCGAGTAGGGATGAAACGGGCTGCGATGGATGCATCGCTGGAACCATCGGCTAAGTATCGGCCCGATATGGAGAGGTCTAAAGAATATTTTGGGTATTGGATTCCGTTGATTTCGATTGGGTTGGTAGCGTTCATGGTGTTTGGATTTTTGAGGTTTAGGAAAATTGGAGGTTGGTTTTGTTCGACCACTGCCCGACTGCGGATTGCTCCGAGACGACATCGCCTGCGGAGTTGGTGGAAATTTTGTAGATGGTCCAGGCAGTGGAGTCCTCGGCGGGGCCGGAGGCGGGGAAGTCTGCCCAGGCGAGGCGGCCGAGGTAGAGGTGGTTGCCGTCCGCAGCGTGCAGGAGCTGGTAGTCGCTTGGGTCGCGGGGGCGGGCTATGCGGAAAACTTCGTTGTTGTGGTCTTTGCTGTAGAGGCGGCGGTCGGGGAGGTTGAGGGCGAGTTGACCCTGCGCCACTTGCGCGGCGGTGGGCACTCGGCCGGGAACCGTGCTTCGCAGGAGTTTTATGACCGTGGCCATTGGGAAGTTTTAAGTTTTAAGGATTAAGTTTTAAGAAAGGGGCCCGTGGAGCGATGGCGCGGCATGAACCGCGCCACCGCTGTGGGGAGGGAGGGGAACTTTAGAAAGTTCCTCCATCGACGGTGATGTCGTCGATGGTGACGCCGCTGATGCTGCCGCCGGTGATGGCGACATTGTTGGCGGCTTGTGTGGCGATGCTGCCGAGGCCGAGCGTAGTGCGGGCATCGGAGGCGGAGGCGTCGTCGATGAGGCTGCGGCCGTAGCTGGAGAGGTCAGCAGTGCTGAACTGATCCGCGCCGGTGGCGTAGATAACCTTGTCGGCGGCTACGGTGACTCCTGCGAGGGCGGCGAGTGTGCCGTCGTAAGCCTGGACATTGGTTCCAATGGCGAGTCCGAGGTTTGTGCGGGCGGCCGAGGCGTCGGTGAGGTCGCTGAGGTTGCTGGACTTGACCAATTTTGTGCCCAGGGCAGTGGTCACGGTCGTCGCATAGTTCGCGTCATCGGCAATCGCGGCGGCGATTTCATTCAGCGTGTTGAGGAGGTCGGGAGCGCCGTCAACGAGGTTGCTGACTGCGGTGTCCACATAGCCTTTGGTGGATGCGTCGCTGGAGGCCGAGGGCTCGGCGAGGCCGGTGATCTTTTGGCTGTTGAGCGAAACGGACGCAGTTGGCGCGGCCATTTGGTCGAGGCGGCTGGAGCGGACCTGGGTGTCAAAGTCGGAGACTTTGGACGCGGTGAGCGATGGGATGTCGCTGGCTTCGAGGTTTGCACCAACGGTGACGCGGCCTTTGGCGTCCACGGTGACTTTGGTGTGCGTGCCTGCTGAGACGCCGCTATTGGCCAGGGTGGCGGAGATGGAGGCGTTGGCCGAGCCGTTGAAGGCAGAAGCTGTGCCTGTGACATCGCCAGTGAGCGAGATGTCGCGGGCAGTTTGAAGCGCAGTGGCTGTGCCTGCGTTGCCAGAGACGGAACCAGTGATGGTGTCGGAGAAGGTTTTGACGCCTGCAACGGTCTGTGCGCCGTCGAGCATGACGACTGCGCCACGGCCTGCCACTGCGTCGATGGAATTTTCGGAACCGAGATAGAGGACCTCGTTTACTTTATTCCAGGCTGGCTCACCTGCGAGCAGGCTGGCTGGGGCTCCGGCTGCGCCGGTCAAGCGGCGTTTGATGCGAATATTTGAGGGCATATTATTTTATGTTTTGGGGGGTTGTTACTGCGGGGGTTGCCTAAAACTCACCGCCGTCCGAATCGGCGACGATGGGCTGGTAGGAAAGTGTGGGCGGGTCCCATCGGTATGGGAGGTTGCTGTCGGCGGCAAAATAGATGCGAGCTACGACGCCATTGGCTGGGAAGGCAGCGAGATTTTCAAAGCGCTGCACATCGTCGAAGTCGCTCGGAATGAGATCGCCAGAAAGTTGGCCCGAGGAATCGAGCTGAGGCATGGCGATATTCTGCGCCGCGCCGGAAAGGGGATTGAAAAAAACCTGCGACATTAGGTATAGGGCGGGAATTTAATCTCGGCGCTACGGAGTTCGGCGTTGTCTGCTGTGGGGGGGTTGGCTCCGAAATAGGTATTCACGATTCGGGCTACCGAGGTGCCGCTGAAGGTGAACTCCACATAGTTCGTGTTGTTCGTCGCGGGGGATGTGAAACGAACATTTTCATACTTCGTATAAGCGGGAGTCGGAAAACCTGTGCTCACCCGCAGAGCCCCATCTGGTGTGGCTTGGACGGGCTGGACAATGCCAGCGGTGTTGCGAGCGGCGATCTGAATTGTGGGGTTACTCATGTCGTTAATTTAATTATGGTGAAGGGTGTCAAGGGGGGTGTTATTGGAAGCTGGCGCTGTAGCGGCGCACCTCGCCTTTGCGCAGCCACGCATCGTCCATGCGCTGTTGCAGGATGCCTTCGGCGCGGGAGAACTGGTAGTTGGCCTTGTCCATCTGGCCGTCCTCGGAAAGCGTTTCGGCGAGGGCGTAGAACTTAAGGTAGTCCGCGAGGAATGCCGGGATGCGGTGGCGTAGCCAGAACTCCTCATTCGTCGGGAGATTGCCGGTGGTGTCAGCGATGGCCTCGTAGCAATCGCCGGTCGTGTTGTAGTAAACGAGGTCGCCCGCTGCGTAAGCGGTGGAGGAGTTGAACGCGGTGCTGGTGAATTTTGGCTGAGGCAGTGAGAACTCGACCCAGACTTGGCCGGAGATGTAGTCCGTATCGGTGATGAGGATGCGGTCTTCGGTGACGACGAAATCCAGCGAGAGCGTGATGCGGCCTTCGTCGGGCTTGATGTCATAAATTTTCAGCACATTGCCGATGGCCTTCTGGCCTGGAGCCAGCAGCGGGATGTAGGGGATGAACTCCTCCGCAGGCGCATTCGTGCTCGTCTCAATGTAGGTCGCGGTCGTGCGGTCGTTCCACGCGACATCGACAGCGGTATCGATATTCAGCAAATCACCCGCAGCGGTCGTGGTGACGCGCTTGATGCGCCATACTGGGTCCGCAAATTGCGAGCCCTGCAAGGCACGGCCAATGTATGATGTCGTGCCGACATAATCGCTCTCGTAGGTATAAAGCCCCGGCGCGTAGCCCTCGCCCACCGGCGTGCGGGCCTCGGTCAAATAAACCTCGGGCCAATCGAAGAATGTCCAAGCCGTCGCGGCAGCGGTCGTCAAATACTCCGCCAGCGCCGTGGCCTGCGAGGCCATGAGCGGCTGCGCGGGGTCGATGCCCATGCGGGAGATCACGCCATCGCGGACTTTTTTGTAGGGGATGGATTTCACTGCGGGCCTCCTTGCATTTCTTCGGCGACTTTCTGGAGGCCCGGCTGGGCGCCGACGCGGCCGATTTGCGCGTTTTGCTGTTGTTGGACTTGGAAGCTAAATGACTCCATCCGGGCGTTGAGCATGGCGGCGAAGATTTGGTCTTGTTGCAGGCGCTGCTGGATTGCCGGGTTGCTCTGGATGATGTTTTGCAGCGTCTGCAAACGGAGCTGGAAGTTTTGGCCTTCGCCTTTGAGAGGCGGCTCGGTGCCTGCGGCGATTTTGGTGAACTGGACTTGCTCGTCGTCGATTTCTTGCTGAGAGGCGGCTTCGGCGTCGCGGATGAGGAGCTCGGAGAGATTGGGGTCGATGGAGCCGAAGAGGAATTTGACGAGACCGGCGCGGTCGATGACGCCTTGCGTGTCGAGGGGGATGAGCTGGGTGAGCCCTTGCAGCTTGATCTTGAGCGCCTCGGAGTCGAGTGTGCGGGCGTCGAAGTCGAGGCGGAGGTCGTATTTGCCCTGGATATCCTGGCGGCTGGCGCGGAAGGGTGTAGGCAGTCCGCCGGCGACGCGGACGAATTGGATATCGTCGAGGTATTGCTGACAAAGCTGGAAGGTCTGGCCGAGGATCAGGGCCATGTCGGCGAGCCAGGTATCGACCAAATCCTGTTGGGCGAGGAGTGCCCGCTGCGGGGCCATGTCGGCGCGGGGAATGCCGAAATACTCATCCACATCGCGACGGGTGGCGGCTTCGATTTCGATGGTGCCCATGTCATTCACAGGTGGGGCCATCCATTGGAATTCGCCGGGGCGACGCTCTGGGAGCTGCTTGGCGGGGCCGAGGACAATTTCCATCTTGCCTCGATTGGCGGGGACTTTGAGCGGGGGGAGAATGGTGAGCGATGCGCGGTCGCTGCGGTAGTCGCGCTGCACTTTGATTTCGCTCTGCTGGGTGGCGACGAGCTCTGGCACGCCTCGGGCCTCGATGAGCGGGCGGCTGGTGCGCTCAAGCGGGAGTTCGATGAAGGGATATTGGCCGTGCTCGTAGCCCATCGCCTCGGACTTGGCGACACGGTCCACCACGCTGGGCTGGATGTGGGTGCACCAGACCTCCATGGCGCCGATCTTTTCGTTCCACTTTTTCTGGTAAACGCGCCAGACCTCGATCATGTCGCGGTCGTCGGAGAGCAGGAATGTATCGGTGATGCGATACATGTTGCGGCCGGTGCGGCGGGAGATGCCTTTGTGCTTCACGGCCTCTTCGATCCAGCGGGGGTCGTAGTCTTCGGTGACTTCGCGCTCGCGGAGTTCGTCTTCGCGGAGGAGTTCACGGCAGGCGATGAAGGGTGCCCGCTGGAGGTCGTAGGTCGATGGAGGGAAAATGATGTCCTCCCAGGGCTCGTAAGCCTGCCAGTCGGGGAGGTTCTCAAAGATGTAGGGCGAGTCGTATTCAAACGCTCCGGTCTCGCGGAGCTTGCGGACATTGGCAGCGGTGCCTTGGCCGGGGAGCAGGAGATCCATCTCGCGGGCGACGGCTTCTTCCTGCGTGGGATCGAGGATGGCCTCGATGATGAGGGCGAGCTGGGGCTCGCCGGTCTCCATGTATTGCATCTGGAGAGACTCGAGCGTGAAAGTGAGTTTTTCGTTGCGAGTGGTGCGGCGCCAGAAGACGCCCATGACGGCGAGGCCGTAGGTCTCGCGGATGTTTGCGGCGAGTTCGACCTCGCGCTTCGTCATGGCGGCGCAGTGGGAGTTGAGGAGCCACTGGATGACGGTCTCGACTTTGCGGCCGGCCATGATGTCGGTCGTCTCGGTGGGCATCACAGCAAGACGGGCGCGGGTGAAGGAGTTTTTCATCAACCGCACACGCTCGTTGATGAGCATGTCGGAAAGGCGGATTCGGGAGTCGGAGGCGCCATCCCAGGGGAAGGCTTGCTTGCCGAGGTTCGACGAGTATTTGCGGCCTGTGTCGTCTTGCCCTGGCCAGAGGCAGAATCGCTGGTTGTAGTTGAGATTTTTCCGCGACCAGTAGTTGGCGGCGTCGGTTTCCGCTTCTTCGACGAGGCCGATGATTTCTGAGATGTCCGAGGATTTCATTGGACGACGATGGTCGGCTTGGCGGTGGTGGTGACGACGGTGTGGGGGTTGGCTTTTTTGAATTCCTCGCGGAATCCTTTGTCCTTCCAGCAACCGGGGTAGAGGTTGTTCCAGTAGATGTAGCTGTCGAAATCGACACTCATTGTGTGCTGGCCGATGCCGTCCACCGTGCTGCGGGCTGCGGCGATGCGGTCGCTGGCGGCTTTGATGCGCTGCTGGCGCATCTCGGCGTTGACCATGCTGGCGTGCCAGCCGGTGCGGAGTTCCTCAGTGACCAGCGGGGCGAGGTCACCAAGATCGGCTTCGAGTTCTACTGCGAGGTCGGACATTTAGAAAATTGTCCCGCATTGGGAGGGGCGCTCAGGGTTTATCTGGAGGGTGGTGAGCGCCCCTCCGTAGGGCCTATGCGGGGGAGGCTGGATTAGGCTGTCGGTGCGAACTTGCCGAGAGCCAGAGGGCTCTTGACGCACAAAGCGCAGATCGCGTCTACGATGCCGCGTGGGCCACCGCCACGGTCTTCCAGTTCTTGGAAGCGGGGCTTGCGGTTGTAGCGGAGCTCGACCATGTCCATATCGAGGACATAGCCACGGCCGTTTTGCACAGCGGCTGCGTTGGTGGTCGCGTCAGCGGCCAGGAAGAGCGATGGGATGAGCTCGAGAGTGCCGAAGTCGCCCTCGAAGATATCCACCGTCGAAACGATTTTGTTCTCGTCCTTCTGGTTCAACACGCGGATCGCGCTGGCGACATTCGTCGAAGCGAACTGGGTGCGGGTGAAGGATGTGAACTGACGCTTGAGCGTCGGTCCGCAGACGAGGCTGTAGGTCGAAACCTTGCCGGTCTGGGAGTAGATGCTCTGGAGCATGTCCTGGATGTTGTTTTCAGTGAGGCTCGCTGTGGCGGTCGCGTTGATCGAGCCGGTGGGCGTGCGGTAGTTGGCGTTGACGGGGAGGTCGGACTGAGCGCCGTTTTGGATCCACTTGCCGAGGCCACGGGTGAGGTAGGCGTTGGAGCCGGATTGCTCGCGGGACTCTTGGTCCGAGCAGAAGGTGGCTTCCATGTCGCGCTTGAGCATCTCGAGGCTCTTGCTGACGGCGCGGGCCATTTCTTTCTTTTTGCCGATTCCTGCTACCTCAGAAACGGTATTTGCAAGATCATCTACACTCGGGACGCGCCGATACTTCTGAATGCGGGCCGAGAGGAGCACGCGGTTTGCGGCTTGGTCTTCAAAGTCGGAAGCGGAAACATCCGAGTTGGAGAGCACACCGGCGAGTGTTGGAGCGCCGAAGGCGTCAGCTTGCCACTGTGTCAGGGGGTTGATGGGTTCTGAGCCCTTTTTCGCCATGGAGACGACGGGGCATGATTTTGCGTCCACGACTGCGATGAGGTCGCTGAGGTCTTGGCGGATGCCAGTTTGGGAGGTGATGAGTGTTGCGGGCATATGTTAAGGGGGGGGGTGTTGGTTTGGATTTGGGGGGGTTAGAGCGCTCCTTCAAGGAACGCTGCGATGTCGTCGGTCTTGAGCGAGGATCCTCGAGAGAACAGGTTTTTTGCTCCTTCGCGGTTCGCTATGTCTTGGGCGGGCACTCGGGCACCTTTTGCAGGGCTGGGCGGGTTGCTGGCTTTCACGGGGGATTTCGACTCGGTCTTGGACGCTGCGGCTTTTTTCTGGGCGGCCTCGGCACGGGCGAAGCGGAGCTTCATGCCTTCCATCGCGTCTCCCACGATCATCTCAAGTTGAGGGAGATTCTTGAGGTAGGGATGGGCTTTAATGGTGGCCAAGAGGCTTTCGTGCTCTTGGGTGCCTGCCTTGAAGAGGGCCGGGTAGACGGCCTTGGCTTCGTTGAGGACCATGCTGCGGTGCGAGATCCATTCCTTCCGCTTGGGGGCGTGCTCGGTGAGGAGCTCGTCGGCGGTGGCGAGGTATTCACGAACCTGGGATGGCTCGTAGTAGACATCCTCGCCGGCGGCATTCTGGACGGTGCCGCCTTCCAAATTTTTGATTGCCCAAGCGCGGATTTTCTTCGCGGTGGCAACTCGGTCTTCGAGTTGCTCGGGCGTTTCCACATCGGCGAGCGGGTCGCTCGCGGTGGGTGTAACTTGGATGGGAACGGTGGCGTCGAGTTTGGCTCGCAGCTCGCTGACCTCGCTCTCGAGGGTCTCGGCGCGTTCTTCAGCTTCGCGGCGTTTGGCCGTTATCTTGTCAATGCGCTTGAGGAGCTTCTCGGGGACGGGGTTCTTTTCCTCTTCCGGCTCGGCGTCGTCTTTGTCCTCTTCGGACTCGGCGTCGCTGTCGTCTTCAGTTTCTTTGTCGGTATCCTGTGAAAGATCGCTTTCCGCTGAGGCGTCCTCCGTCTCGGTGGCCTCTGGCTGCGCTTCTGGCGCGGCTTCGGTCTCCTCGGCGGCGGGTTGTTCCTGCGGGGTTATCTCCTCGAGATCGAAGCCGATTTCGGCTGCAATGTCGGAGAGCGTCATTGGGGTGTCTTGTGTGTCTGTCGTCATGGTAATCCAACCAAGTGGGTCAGTGCCTTCTGGGGCGAGCGGCACAGGGGCTCGTTGAAATTCAGAATGACGACAGAATTCTGGAAATCTACGGTGCCGCACCCAGAGCGGCAGAAACAGGCATCGACCGACCTATAACGGCAGAAAAAAGCGAACCGCTAAGGATTGCTTAACGGTTCGCTGGGCTGAAAAAGGTCCGACGGCTCAGGTCGCTCATGGTCGCCTCGCTTACCCACTGGGAACGGCGAGACGGCATGCCCTCAATGACCGCCGAAAGTTTTCTACATCTTCTTGCTCGCTTCGTCAATGCGCTGGAGGAGGTCGGACTCAAAGCCGCGCAGGGCGTCGAGGGCTCCGGCGCAGTGGGCGAGCTGGCCGTGCTCGGTGGCGGTCTTGATGCTGCCGACCAATTCGGTGGCGTCATCGATATGGTCGCGGAGGACTTGCAGGACGGCCTGCGCGACGAGCGGCTTGCTGCCGGGCATGCACAGCGCAGTGCGCATGTCGTCGTCGTCGAGCCGGTCTGGCAGCATGTAGCGGGTGGTTTTTTTTAGGGTGATCATAGGGTCAGGCGAGTTGGAATTTTTTGATGATGGCTGCGAGTGAAAAGGTGTGGCGTTTCTGCCGGGGCGCGGGGAGCGGGTGCAGGAGGCCGACTTCGATGTAGGTCTTGTAGGTGCGCTCCGAAATGCCGAGGAGGTCCATGACATCGCGCTTGCGGAGCGTGCGGCGTTTAATAGGCACCTCCTCCGGTAACATGGAGCCGCCCTCCTTCCACATTGCCGACTCCTGAGGTGAGTAAGTATCTAAGGCAGTCGATGGGGTCTTTGCTGGCGCCTTTCTGGCCGTCGGATCCGGTCCACTCCTTGAGGGCCCAGATGGTGTTGGTGCAGCACTCGGATATGTAGAGCCGAGGCGCGTTGGTGTGGTCGATGGGTGCTTCTTCGTCATAAAACAATGCGTTGTTGATGAGGCCGACGCCTTCTTCGATGTTCTCGCCAGGGCAGGATCGGAAGGACATGCCGACATCCTCGAGCTCCTCGAGAAGGGTGGTGGATTGCTCGCGGGTGCCGGCGACGGTGGTGTTCGCATACCTTGAGTCTATCCAGCGCTCAAAAATCTTGACCCCGTCGAGGGCTTCCATGCGTTCGATCTCGGCCTTGTAGGCGAGCAGGCCGAAGCCGAAGGATTTCTGCCCCTCACCGGCTTCGCCGTCGGCTTTCTTGCCGCTGCTGATCGCCCACGGCCCGGCGTAGCCGACGCCCTCGATGTAGGTATCGGTCTGCGGCCACTCGCGGTAGACCCACGCCCGCTCGGCGGCGTCGATGCGGATCCAGAGCATGAACCAGTTTTTCCCGCCCGCCGGGTCGCAGAAGAGGTAGTTCGTGCCTTCCTTCGGAATCTGGTCGGCCTTGACGACATGCACCGACTCGCGGAAGCGGGGGAAGCGTGTGGCGGCGGCCTTGACGGGGACGCCGTAGGCGCGGCAGAGGATTTTTTCGCGGGGCTGCTTGGCGAGCTCGGTCTTCATGCGGCCGTAGCCTGCCCACGGGTTGTTTTTCGTCTGAAAATAGATGATGCCGGCGTGCCGGGTGACGCATTCCTGCACGACGGGGACTTTTTCAAATCCCTTGCCGCTTTTTCTCGGCAAAAGCTCGGCATCGCACTCCTCGAGCGTCTTGGCGCCCTGGAGGTAGTTTTTTACCGTGGGACTATAACCTTCAATCGGCGTAAATGTCACAAGGAGGATGCCATTTCGGTCGAGAAGGCGGAATCGGATGGTTTCGAGCCAGTCGAGGGGCACTAATTCGTCGCACCAGGCGAGATCGATTTCTCCACCTTCGATTGTCGTGATGTCCTGGGCGTAATTTCGGAACCAGACCTGCGATTTATTGGGAAGAACGGCGGTATTTTCGGAAAAACCGTTCTTTTGAGTGTAGGAAATGTTGGTGATCTTGCTGCGCTTGGCCGTTCGCAGCTCGGCGGGCATGAAATTCCACACAATCGGCTGCTGCATGGAGATGGAGTTGTCATTCGTGGTCTGGAAGCACCACACGCGGCTCGCGGGCTTCTCGAGCAGCGTGCGGACGACCATTTTCCCCGCCCAAGTGGACTTGCCGGAGCGGTTGCCGCCCAGCACCAAGAGGTCGCGGTAGCGCTTGGCGATCTTTTCGGCCTTGGTCCAGTGCTCGGGCTCGTAGCCGTAGCGAATCGGATCCTCTTTTTCCAACAGAATGCGGCGCTCGCGCTCGGCCAAGAGGGCCTTCGCTGCCTCGAAGTCGGAAACGAAAAGCTCCGGCGGGATAAATGGCAGCAGCGGGTGGGCGGTTTGAGTGAATGTCATACTTTTACCCCAAGGGCGAGGTCGCTGGCTCTCTGTATTGCCTCGTCGCGCTCTTTGATAAGGCGCTCGTAGTGGTTGCGCGTCATGGTGGCAATGTCTCCAGAGGCACGATCCATCAGCGCCTCATTCCTCTCCCGCTCCAGTCGGCAAGCCAGTTCCAAAAACTCCTCAAGGTGAATGAAGTTGCCGGGGTTCTCGGCCAGCATTTGCGCATACAGCGCATCCGTCTCAGGCGTGTCACTCATCGCTGGCCTCCTCCTTTAACTGATCAACGAAGTCCCATGCCTGCTTGGCTCGCAGGTCGAAATACCTGGCCAAGAGATGCGCCACTCCTTGGAGCGTGGTCTCTTCTGCGGTGCAAAACTCCTCAACCAAGCAAGCTATCTGGCCGAGCATCTGGCTGTGCTTTTCGGCGCTCATCCCTCATACCCCCCGTGCAACAGCGGGTTCGTCTTCGGCTTCACCGCTACCAACGCTCCGCCGGCGTCCACTCCCACCAAGACCGGCTCGTTCGCCCGGTAGAAGGTATTCGACCGCACTTGCACATTCACCACCTCGCCGTCGAGGTCTACCCGCAACACACGGGGGTTCTGCGGCTGTCTCCCAGGCGCGGCCTTGCCCATCCTCGGCCACTCAGGCAGGGCAGGTGGTTGATCTTGTTTCGTTTCTTGCTTGTTAGGTTGCTGTTTTTTCATAAAATTTTTCGGGGGCTGGACGAGTGGGGGTAATTTTGCGGAGTCAGCGGACCGACCCCCCTCCCCCCCCTGTCGGGCGATTATTGGTTGATAACTTCTGATAACACCTAGAATAGATAGTTGACTTGGGTTGATTTGCAGTGACTTACTCGGACGCGTCAGATTTGGGCTCGTTTTCGGTGCTCTTATTGAGACTGAGCGGAGGTTTTGAAACGGCGGCGCTCACACTGCTACTGGTTCCCGACGGCGTCTCGAACTCATATTCGCCATCGATGGCGTCGACTTGTTTGGGGATGCTGTTAATCAACTCTTCAAATGACAAAGCATTGATCTTGTTGTGAATGCTGATGGTTAGCTGCGCTCCACCTTCGGAGTCTCTGAGCTTGTCTTGAGCGGTGCCGAGAATGAAGTTGAGTTCGGCGGGCTTCATCTTGGCGAGTTGCGTAGGGTTGCCGAGCATGTCAACGAGTGCATCGGATGACAGCCTGGCGATCTCTCGGAGGCGATTGGTGCGGGCTTGAGCTTCCTTCTCTTTGGTGTCTGGATGGTTAGCGATGATGCGGTTGATGACAGGCACGGCGACACCGAGCTTGGTATTGATGGTTGTGACCGTCATGCCCATCAGAAAGAACTCGGCGACGATATCGCACATCTGGCGGAACTGGGTTGACATGGCATCCCAGTTGACCGTTTCTTCGCACGCTGCGGCCTGTTGCAGGGCTTTTTCCAGCTTGTTGGGCTGTGACCCTTGCTCGGACTTAATCGCGGCCTGTGCTCGCCTCTGGAGCTTCCATTGCACCGCCTCCTCGTAATCCATGGGGCAACCGGCATCGAACCACTGGGTGGCCGTCTGGACGCTGACTTGGAATTCGGTGGCCAGCTTGGTGGCGATGCTGTGCTTTGTTTCGGGTTTGGCTGGGCGTTTCGGTTTCATAGGGTGCGTGCTTTCCAATTGCTGGCCTCGACGACGAGTCGGCGGGCTTCCTCGACGGATTGCCAGTAGACTTCCTGCTCGCCGATGTCGCGGGAGTATTCGGGCGGCTCGACATGATCGAGGGCCCAGCGGAGGTAGGTCGCCAGATCGGTGGCGAGTCGGCAGGTGTGGGTGATGCCTGGGTGGTCTTGCCATTCGCGGCCGCATGCTTGGCAGCCGATGTATGGGTCGTGTTGTTTTTTGGGGGTGTTCATGTGGTTGCTCCGCATAATCTATTTTGCGGATTTCGATGGTTGGAAATGACCCCTCCGAAAAATTACTCCTCCGCAAAACAATCCCCCCTTCTTAGGGGGATTTTGCGGAGGTAATTTTGCGGAGGTCATCCATGCTCCGCAGAATTGGAATATTGCGGAGGTTTTGCGGAGGTTTTGCGGAGGTAGTAAAAACATATCTATGCGGCGGCTTTCTGTGGGTGAGTGTGCTTGTTTAAGACCCGCTTGATGGTGTCGTGAGAGACCTTGTATTTGCTCATAGCGGTGGAATAGAACCCCCGGCTGTTCTCTGGCCATTTGGCGTGCATGGTCACGATCTCGAGTTCTTGCACGGCGGTGAGGGCGGACGGCCTGCCGGACTTACCTTGTGGCTTGCCCTCTTCTTGGGTTTCCTCGGGGAGTTCTGCGACTTCCCAGTGCAGTCCCTTGTCAGCGTGCTTGATGATGATGTCCGTGGTCGGGTGGCCGTGTTCGTCTACAACAGCGGCGCGGTTGCCACGCTTCGCCAGGAGAACCTTGAAGATTCCTTCATGCTTCGTCGTCTGGAGCACACAGATGGCGCGTGCCCAGTTTGTTAGCTCCGATGAGCCGAGGCCGATGTATGCGTAGTCATTCGCATTCCAATGCGCCCGGCTCTTGCTGTCCGATTGTGGCTTGCCGGTGTGGTGGCTCCATACCCATGCGAAGCCATGCTCGAAGGCCAGCGGGTTGCACAGCTCGCGCAGGAAGTGACTGGCCACAGCCTGCTGGGAAATGTCGTCGCCGATGAATGACAGCAGCGGATCCCCATAGACCAGGTCAAACGGACCGTGCTTGACGATGAGCTCGCGGATCACCTCGATGAATGCTTCGCCGGTCTGTGCTGTGACCCGAGCCACGATCACATTCTCCCGCAGGATATCCACCGCCTCGCGCTGCGTCATCTTACTTTGCGCGACGACATAGGACATCACGCCTTGCACTACCTCGGCCATGTCGCCCATATCGTTCTCAGCTTGGACGATCAGGCACTTGAGCTTGTGCTTGGGCTTCATGCCAAAGAACGGCATGCCCAGCGCCCAGGTCATCGCCTGCTGGAGTGTGTAGGAGGATTTGCCAATGCCCGACTGCCCGAGGAGTAGGAGCTGGCCGCCACGGCACAGCCAGCGGTTCCCCACCAGCGTGCTGGAATCATCCTCGGCCTTGTATTCCCAGAGTTGCTCAAAGGTATGCATCTCCACGCCCACCATGGCCGACTTCGGCTTCGCCAGGAGTTTCAGTTCCTCGAGCGCTTCAGCCACAGGCATGCTGCCATCTGCCAGATTCCGGCCTATTCGGGTTGCTTTGCGGTGGTTCGAGGCTGAGGAAATGTCGGCCAAGTATTCGGCAATGATGGCACCGCCCGCTGGGTTGAATGCCAACGAAGTGTCCGCCAGCACCACACCATCCTGCCACGACACCATGCCAGCGGCCTTCGCCTCGGTCTCGGCGAGCCTCAGCCAATACGGCTCCCGCTCAATGGCTTCGATGAGCGTCGTGCCGACTACAGCCTTGCCAGCGTGGTGGAGCCGGTGCGCAGCGGCGTAGTAGAGCCCATTCAGTGTTGAGCTGAATGCCTCCGGCTCGACCACAGCCGACTTCGGCACGCCGGCGAAGCCAGCCACACTAATATAGCCGACGACGGCGCTCTCTTTTTCGGGGTATTGCATTAAATAAGTTCTTCTATTAAAACGCGAAAAGCTCGCTCGGCTGTGGCAGGCACGACTCCGTTGCCGAGCAGGCGTAGTTCGTCGGTTCGATTGTCACAGGAGACTTGCAGCTCGGCATAACCCAGCCAACCGGCAGACCCATCAGCGTCTCGACCCAACGCGGGTTTAATTTTCCCGTCTGCGTCCTCTCCACCATCGGAGTCAATTCCTTGTATTCCCGCTCCTCGTTGCCCCTGCCGCTCTTGTGGTCGCGTGCTGTTGGTGTGCCCCATTGATTCGCTTGCGCTTGCGCATCCTTGTATGCTTGGCACATCAATGGGTCGATCTGCTCCCTCAAGTTGCCTGGCTTGGTGCGATTCTTTCTTTGCCCATTCGTGGCTTGTCGCTTCATCGCTTCGTATGATCTGCTCGGAAGACAATCCATCGTGTTTGGCGTTGCCCATTGCGCCGCTATCTGCCTGCTCAATGTCACTTTGCCCTCCTCGATCCGCTTCTGTGCTACTTCCGGCGTCGATGCCAGATGCGAGTCGCCCATTATCGGCGTTGCCCACGCCTTCGGAGTCGCCCCTACTTGGTTCTGAAGGTAGATTTGCGTTGAAGTGTTCTGGTTCTTCTCCTCTGCTACGGACGGAGTTCGCCACAACTTCTCCTGCTCCCTCGCTTGCTCGATCAGTGTCAACCCCTGCCTCGGAGTGGTCTTGTTCGGTCTCGTTGATGTCCCGCTGGTGCGTGGAGTCACCCAGTTCTCCTCTGCCTTCACCGCACCCGCCAGATAAGTCCCCGAGTTCCCGTTCGGGCCGCTGCTCTCCATGTCTGGCGTGTGAGCGGTGATCGTTGGCCACAACCCTTGGCGGCTCCCATCCGTGCTGGGGTTGGCCGGGGCGGCTTGGCCATACTTCAAGACTCCCGCCACCGCAGTTGGAAGATTGATGCTGTATTCGTTCTTGCTCTTGAATCCGGCATCCACATATGCGTGCTGACGATAATCCGGTTGCTCGTTGTTTGACGCTGCTGGCGTCGGCCAATTCGCCGCATCCTTCACCACCACCGTGGTCAGCGACTCCTGCGACCCCTTCATTCCACGCGAGCGATCTTGGAAGCCCTGCCGCACCTCCGAGGCTATTGGAGATGGCCAGGATGAACACCCGCTTGCGCTGGTGCGGTGCGCCGACTTCAGCCGCGCTGAATATTCCCCACGCCGCTTTGTAACCGATTGATTCCAGCTCTCCAATGACTTCTCGGAGTCCGAGGCTGATGTGTCCTTCGACATTCTCAAAGAAGCATAGTCGGGGTCGCAGAATCCGAATTCCGTCTGCGATAAAAGGCCAGAGGTGGCGAGGGTCGTCTGTGCCGAGGCGCTTTCCGGCTGCGCTGAATGGTTGGCAGGGATAGCCCCCAGTGAGGATGTCCACGCGGTCACGAAACTCTGCCCATGGGAAGGATTTAAGATTCGTCCATATAGGAGCGCAGTCCATGAGTCCCGCTTCCATTTTTGCGACCAAGTTCGCGCAGGCGAAGGCTTCGATCTCACAAAGAGCGACCGTGCGCAGATTTCGGATAACTCGGTGGAGTCCAAGCTCAATGCCGCCGTATCCGGCACAAAGTCCGAGGTGTGTAATTGTTTTGGTAGTATCCACATTTCTATTCCTTCGCCGTTCTGCGGTTGTGCTCGGCTATGAGGAGAGCATCTGCAATGGCATGCGTGACCTTTATGGAGGGGAAAAGCTCCTGTGCCCTGCTCTTCGAGACATTCTTGTCTCCTTTGGTGAGGCAGCCCATTGCCTTCTGCCACATGGCGGGCCTGATGCGCTCGTAGGGGATGCCAAGCGCCGTCAGTGCCATCTGCAAACGGCCGTAGCCCTCACCAAAAGTAAACGCCGACTTGACACCCATTTGCGGCGAGGAATGGACCAGCTCGATGAGCGCTTTCGGCGTGGCGATGTTGATGGAATCCCGCAGGAGCTCCATCAAATCCTTGTCCGTCTCAGGCATCTTGTGCGCCCAAGGGTCTCCGGTGCTTGGGATGAACGCGATGCCGCCGTTGATGCCGGGGTCTATTCCTATAAATAATCTCATTCCAACTCCGGCAGGTTGCGGCGGAGGGATGCTCCAGCCAACCACCCGCGAATATGCTCGATGGTCTTCTCATCCATCCCCGCAAAAGCGCCGGCGCCGTGCTTGAGGGCGCTCCGGCACTCCTGGTCGAGGTCGTGAATCACCAGCAGAGCGTCGAGCCCTGATTGGGCGTAGCGCATCTCTGCTTGGTCCTGCGGCAGATCGAATTCCAGAACGCCTCTCATTGATCAGAACGGGATGTCGTCTCCGTCAGCGACTGCCGCAGGTTTCACCGCAGGCTTGGCCACAGGTCGAGCTACCGACTTGCCCGAGAGGAACTCGGCACGCTCTTCGCCGTGGAGGTAGTATTCGATGGTGTTCCAGAAGATGCCTTCCTTGTCGCCCGGCTTGTCGCCGATCATGGCCACCACCTCGCGGCCTTCGCAGGATTCCGCCGTGAGTTCGGCATCGCCCTCGAGCACCGCCTCGCCCGAGGAGGCACGGAAGGCGTCGATCTTCCATCCGCTTTTTGCGGTGAAAACAAGGTAGTCGCGGATCTCCGGCCCTGTCTTGCCATCCGGCAGCATGACCTTGAGAGTCAACTCGATCATCGGGTTGTTCCCCGAGCCGTCCGGCTTCGGCTTGCTGGTCTTCTCCTCTGCTGTGAAAACTTCACAACGGTAGACGCCCGGCTCGACATGGTATTTGTTGCCGCTCTGCGGCGCTTCTGGTTTTTTTGCTGTATATATAGGCATAATGTATTGATTGGTCTGCGTTTTTTGGGATTGCGCAGCCCCCCTTTGCCCCTGCCGTCGGTATACACCAACCGGGCGAGGAAATTATTTGCTCTTGGTGACTTTGACCTGGCGAAGTTGTTTGCTCGTCGAGCCTGTGCGCACATGCGCGTTCAGTGGTTCGCGGCCCAGTTGAGCCGCCCATTCGCGGTAGGCTTTGCCGGACATCTTTCCACCCATCGCCAGGATGATGGACTCGACCGGCGCGTTGGTTTCCCTCGCCACCCAGAGGATGCCCTCGGCGTCAAAGTATTCGCGGCCCTTCACCTCGGTGAGCTTCCAGCCATCCACCTCGCGGCCGTCCTCGAGCATCGATTTGAGTGCATCGAGAGCAGGTTCCGCGATGGCTTTTTCGACTGCCTTCCATTGGCTTACAAAAAGCCCCAAAGTTTCCGGCGACTCCAGCACCCGCTCCAACATCGCTGGCAGGGTCTGGACTCCCTCGGCGATCACCGCCAAGCCCTGCTCCACCGGCTTCACAACGGCAGGGCACGAATCGTGATTCGCACACCAGCCGCAGTATTCCGACGCCCGAGGCTCCGCTGCGGGGTCATTCACCTCGGCAATAATGCGCTCCACCATCTGCTTCGCCTGCTCCAGCGTGAATCGGTAGCTCTTTACCACTTGGTGGTCGCAGTAGAGCACATGCGCAGCGTAGTCCTGCTCAAAGTTCTTGTGCATCATGGCGTAGCAGTAGGCTGCGACCTGTTCCATGTATCCGCGCACAGACCCCGTCTTCAAATCTGCCACCCAGCCGAGCTTCTCGCAGAGCGCATCGGCCGTGCCGACATGGGCGATGCCTGGAGTATGCATACCCAAGTATTCCTCCCGAGCCTCGATGGTGCCCGTCCGCTTGTAGTCCTCCATAAGGGCGACCGCCCACTCCACGGCTGGGCGGTCCTCCGCCGGCAGCGCGTCGATTTTCGAGCGGTCGCCCTGCAACCCCAATCGAAAAGCCTCGTCCATCACCGTGCCCCGCTGGGCCGCTGGACCCGCATCCCCCGGCTTCGGTGTGTATTTCGGGCAAGCCGCCAGCTTCGGCAGCATGCTGTGTCTGATATTAGATGTCATAATGCTTTTTGTTGATGTGTTTTGCGTAATCTCTTCCTGTCTTTTTTCCTCGGGAGGCCAGAAACCTGTCGCAGGCGGCGTTGATCTCATCGCAGCTCGAGACCGAGAGGTAGGGGCCTAAGGCGCGAATGTCGCTGTGCGAGTAGGTCTCGTAACGCAGGCGGCGTTGGATCCCCCCATCGGGGGAGATTTTGAGCTGAAACAACCCAACATCCTCCCCCAGCACCTCGCGACATGTGCGCTCGACGCTCACGCAGCCGCTTTCGCCACCGCTTGGAGGAAATCCTCCGGCCTTGCCGATACCTGGTCGCGCAGCGCAGGCGGCATATCCCGCCAAGTCTGCCCCTCGGTGATCTTGCCCTTCGCCAAGAGCCAGGCATTCACAGCCTGCTCATGAGGTTCGAGGTAGGTCTCCAAAGGTTGAGCCGCCGCATAGGCTTGAACCGCAGCCGCCACCGGAGTCTTCACCGGCCCGAAAAGCGAGGAGATGCTCGCGTAGTCCAGAGGCAACTCATCCGCCAGATCCGAGCGAGTCTTGGCGTCGTAGGCTGCGGTATGCGTCGTATACAGCACCCGCTCCTTGCCGCCTCGGCCCTTGGCTTTGCCAGATTCCGACTCCACGATCCGTGTCTTGAAATTGAGAAAGAAAAGGTGATCCACCCACTCCTTCACCAGTGGCCCCGTCTGCTTGATCAGCTTCAACTCATAGCGGTCGTAGGCTTGCACTTGATCAGGCGGCTCCACCCGCTTGACTTGTGCATGACCGATCAGCACCACATGGATCCCCGCATCGATGAGCCGGTCCAGATCGTTCAGAAAACGAGCCATCCGCTCCGAGGCCATCGTAAAGCCCTTTCCATATGGAATCTCCTCCAGCGACTTGATCTTCTTCTCCGCCTTCAAGTCCTCGATACACAGGCGCTCCGCCCAGTCGATGGAATCCAGCACCACCGTCTTGTAGCCATAGCTCCCCGAAGCCAGCTCCCGCACCACCTCCAGCAGCTCCGCCCAAGTCCCGATCTCCTGGCGAGGCACATCCAAGTGCGCCGTCCCCTTCTCCACATCGAGAAAGACCGGCTGCGGCATCTTGGCGGCCAGCGTGGTTTTGCCCACGGATTCCACCCCATAAACGCAGACCCGCTGGGCCCGCTGTAGTTTTCCTGTTGTTATGTTCAGTTTCATAAAATTAGTCCTCGTCGTCAAATTCTTCCCAGCGGCGCCGCCGCTCATGGAAATCCCGTATATCTGAGCGCATCGACTCGCGGCCCAAGCAGTAGCTCGCAAAGCACGAACCCAGCGTCAGCAGCGCGATAGATATCCCCAGGGTCACACTCATTTCTTCTCCTCCTTCTCAACCCGCTTAAGCCAATTTGCGTATTTTTCCCACAGCCCAGGCCAAGTGGTTTTGATCAGCGAAAGATTCTCGTCATCCGCAGCCAGCGCAGCCTGCGCCAGAGCCTGAGCAAAGCGGCCGCCAAAAGTGGCCATGTGAGAGATTGTTGAAAGGTCCTCGCTGGTTTTCATTTCGCTCCCTCCGGTGGGTCAGGGAACGGCCTCCAATGCAAAACCGGCTCCTCTTCGTGGATGCGTTCCCCTGCGACATTGCGCCAGACATCGCCATCAATGAATCCAGTCCAAACCTCGCCACCCAGCGTGTGAATGATGACCGCCTCACCATCGTCGGGCAGAGCGGCTTCAACATTTATCCAAGCGCTCATTTCTTCTCCTCCACCAGTTTCACCTTGAGCGCCGCAGTGCCGACCGGCCTCACCTCGGCCACCAGTTCGAGAATCTGATAACTCCCACATGCAGATTCATCCCGATCTTTTAGCGGTGTTTCTGACTCTTCCCACCAGTTCGCAAAATCGTTGCGGATAAAAGCCTCCGCAGCCGCACGGGTCTCGTAGGGGCCAAACATGTCAAGCATGCCGATTTTTCGGGCCTCAGTGTCGGTGACATAAAAAGCGCTCATCGTGCCTTCTCCCCCCATGTGGTGACCCAGTAGGTTGCGACCCCCAGCACAACGGCTGGGCCGATAGCGCGGAAAAACTCCCACGCGAACTGCAGTTGTCTAATTATGACTTCGTGTTCCATAAAAATTATCTCTCCAGCGAGACATGCAGGGCTTGAATGCCATGCAGGTGGTAAAATTTCGTCCGAGCATCGCTAAACCCGCATGCCTTGATCATGTGCCGCACCGGCCCAAAGAGCGGGTCATAGCCTTCACAGAGGTAGAGTCGCGGCGCCTTCATTGGATCCTCCCCCGCAGGCGAGCCTGCTGAAGTTTGTTTCCCCCTTTGACCTGGAGTGCCACCTTCAGCGTCTCCGCATTGTCGAACATCCAAGACCGCCCGACCTTCGTCGCCGGGATGATATTCAGTCGGGCATACTTCCTGACCGTGAACGGAGCCAAACGAAGCTCCGCAGCCGCCTCATCGATGGTGATCATTTCGACGCCCTCCCCTTGCTTTTGGTTTTGGCCTCGCTGGCCATCTTTTCCCGAAGGGCTCCCGCAATCAGTCTGCTGACAGGTGTGCCAAGCACTTCACTTTTTTCCTTCAGATACTCCATGAGGTTTGAAGGAAGACTTACGCTCGTTCTCTCGTATGCAGTGTGCATGGATCATATCGATATGATCGATCATATCAGCGTGCAAGAAAAATTCCGAAAACGGGTCAATAAGTAGATCACCCCACATCAAAAAAACTCTTGACACGCCCATGAACACTGGGATTGCGGGCGAAAATAAATTTTACTCGTCGTTTGCTTTTTTCATATCCGGTGTTACTGATATGATATGAGCGCCAAAGAAAAATTCTCTCGAATCACCATCACACTGCCGCCAGACCTCGCGTCTTGGGTCAAAGAAAAAGAGGCCACTCTCAACGCTAAAGACCGCCGCATGAAAACCTCTGTAAGCGCCATCATTGCGGATGCGATTGATGAAATGAAAAAGCGCGAAGAACTCGGCCAAGCCATGCCCGACATGCCACGCTACCGGCTCAATGAAGACCCCCATACGCCCCAGAACATATTGATCCGGCCCTCCACCGAGACCTTAGATGGTGGATTATCAACAGCTACGACGGCCCGCTACCAGAAGGCTGGACGGCGCAAGTCATCGACCTGACCTCGCCATGAAAAAAACCACCATCCTCCTCCTCGCCATAGCCCCCATCGGCCTTCTCTTCTTTACCGTCGGCAGTTCGAGCACTGCCCTCCATTTCCTGCAAGGTCTCCTGACCGCCTCCAGCCTGCTCGCATTATTTGTCATCCAGCCCCTACTGCAAAAAAACCAAAAACTCCGCAGCGATCTTGAGGAAGAAATCTACTATTCAGAATTCGATTGGTATCGAAAAGAAAGACAAGAGCGGCACCAAAAAGAATACGACGCCCTTTTAGAAAAACAAAAATGAAAACCGCTCCGCTGCTCCTCGCTTTCGCCCTACTCCTCAGCGGCTGCGCCACCCCCAGCAGCACCATCGACCTCGAGGCCAGCAAACGCGCCTGGGAAGCCAAGCACAGCGACCGCACCGTCGAAATCCACACCCTCCCCTACGGCGCCATGATCGACCTCAACGGCGATGTCGTCGGCATCACCCCCTGCGTCGTCGAACTCAAGCGCTGCTACCAAGGAGGCTGGCCCCTCAACGGCAACCCCGTCCAAATCATCCGAGCCCGCTTCTGGGACGGCACCTCCCAGGAACAACATTTTTTCACCACCTCCACCCCCCCGCAAAAAGTCGCCTTCATCCACCCCCACGCCCACCTCTACCCCAACCCCAAACCCCTCACCCTCTCGCAAAAATAACGCCTGCCGTGGCAACAGTGTGGCAACACACGCCATAACCTATTGCTAACCAATGGCAGAAAACACGATTCGTAATCGATAGGTCACGGGTTCAAATCCCGTCGTCGGCTCTCTCTTTTTATCAAGGTGATACGGCTGGAGAGGTGCTTTTTTACTGGGTCTGCGGGGTTTTTGGTCGTGTTGTTGGTTGGTGCTACTTGTTGCCACTTGTTTCTTAAAAATTGCTTTTCCATGGCAACGGTGGCAACAGATAGAGCAACATGAAAAAACATATTGAGACGGAAAGTGTGTCGGTGACGGTGACGGAGTTCGTTTTAAGGGGAAAAAAAGTTTGGCGGTTGAGGCGGCGGATTGGGGGGAAGGTGGAGCGGCGTTTTTTTGCGAGCTGGGGGGAGGCGGAGCAGGCTCGGCAGCATACCTTGGAGCAGTTGTCCCGGCAGGGGACGGATTCTTTTAAGAATGCGAAGGGGATGACGGTGTCGAAGGGGATAAAGGATTTCTTGGCGGCGAGGCAAGGGACTCTGCGGGGAAATCACCTGCGGTTGGTGAAATGGTGGTTGGATGAGTTTGCCGAGAAGTTTGGCTGTCTGGACTTGGGGGCGGTGTCGGCACGCACGATTGATGCGTTCCTCGGCCGGAAGGGATGGAGCGGGACGACGCGGGCGCAGGGCTATGTTTACCTGCGGTTGTTTTTTAATTGGCTTGTTCGTTACGACTACATCGAGAAGTCGCCGGTGTTGAAGGCGGAGGTGCCGAGGAAGACGGCGCAGCATCACTTGTTGGCGGTCTCGGATGTGAAGCGGCTGCTGGAGTTGACGGTGGAGGATGACCGGCTGCGGGCTTGGTTGGTGCTGGGGGTCTTTGGAGGGATGCGGATGAGCGAGGTGGCGGGCTGTGTGCCTGACCATGTGGAGGCGACAGAGATTTTAGTGCCAAGGATCAAGTCCACTGATCCGGTGCCGAGGAAGCGCTATGTGCCGATCTTGCCGGCATTGACTCGGCATCTGCCGAAGAAATGGGACTGCCTGGAGGAAAGTTCCATCAAGCGTTCACGCACGGCATTGGCTGAGGAAATGGGATGGGAAGAGTGGCCGCAGAATTGTTTGCGCCACACAGCGGCCTCGATGCACTTGGCAATGTGGCAGGATGCGGGGAAGACGGCGTTTTTCCTTGGGCACTCGTCGCCGCAGATGGTGAACAAAACCTATGCTCGGGCAGTCCGGCAAGCGGAGGCGGAGAGGTTTTGGGGGTTATAAAAAACGCCCCGGCTTTTGGCTCGGGGCGTTGGGTTGGGTTAAAATGTTTCTACCCGCGAAAAAGCTCCGCGAGGCGTTTCCAATCTTCCTCACCAGGCTCCCAATTTGGATCGGTGGTGCCTGTGGTGGTGATAAAGACGCGGTCGGTCTTAGGATCCGGGGCTAAGGATCGATCTCCGGCGCCCCAGTTCATTTGCCGCATTGCTTCGGCGAAGGTCAACGGGGTTGACGGTTCGGTATTCTTCTTTTCCATAGATTGCAGAGGAGACATATCCTTCCTTTCTGTAACTAACATTGTCGATATTTTGAATTTGTGCAAGTGCTGCTCGCGAGTTGTTATTCCAAGCAACTGAATTCTGCACAAATTTTGCAGGATCCAAATGGTCCAGCGTGTCATAGCGGGCAGAGATTTCTGGCACATACTGGGAGCGAAGCCCGAGCACATCGCCGCGTTCGTTTTTTGCTATAGTGAAGCCGTCGATGCCGTTTGCTTTGAATGCTTCGACGACGGCGTCTATCTCGGCGGGCTTGGCCGGTGATTTAAAACCAATCTCGACCATGGGCCGTGCGTTTGGGTGATCGATATCTACAACGAGCGATGTGAGCACATCGATCTGCCCGCGTCGGTCTGCGATGGCGAGGGCTTCTCGGATGGTTGGCTCAAGGTAGTTTTGCGAATCGATCTTGGCATCGCGCTGGACGCTGAATTCGACATCGAAAGTCGGCTCCAGCGTTCCCCCGTAGAGCCCGCTGGATTCGGTGACGCGGGCGACTGCGAGGTTTGGAACTTTTCTGACTGCGTTTCTAAAACTGATTCGCTCGGATTCTTGAACCTTGGGATCAAAATTGTCAGCGCTTGTGAATGTGGTGAGGCCGATCTGGTATCGGTCCAGGTTGA